TTTTTTTTTTTTTTTTTAAGAAAATACTTAAGAAAACAACAGAAAAGCGCAAAGAAAAACTGCAGAGCTACTGCCTATAGGTGGCAGAAATACTAATATTATATAATATCTAAAACAGAGTTGGTTCTAAAACTTGGACCCCCAAAGAACCTTCCGAACAAACGGGGCGGGTGTTTCCCTAGAAACACCAAGGTGACCACAACAGAACCTGATAGTTGTTGGTCGTAGGCCCCAAAAGTATTAACTTTCAAGCAGGGCCTCAGCTGACAGGGACTCCCTTCCCTTCAACTGCATGGACTTCAGCAAGTGATTCTTAGCTCTTGCTATCACCTTCTTCTCTTCTGGATTCAGCCTCCTGACATCCAGACCATCCGTCACATCTAACGCAACCCAAGGAGCATTTCCAGCCAGCACCGGGTTTGACCTTACTAGCCAACTCTGTGCATCAACCTGCAATTCTTTGAAGTACCTGACGATGTCCTCAGCAAAACTCTCACCAATTTGTCGCCAAGTTATATTAGCAAAACAGCTATTCCCTGAACTGTTTGCATAATACTTAAACTGTCTTGAAACTTCTGCAGGTGAAAATGACACATTCAGAGCCCCCACAGGTTGGGGGTACTCGATAGTGTAGCTAGCAGGCACTTCATTGTATATGGTGGCAGGGGAGAAACCCTCTTCTGCCATAATGCCAAAAGCATACGCGGCGAAGTCGCTCATAACTCTCCCATATATCTCACTCTCAGCAGCCGTGAACTCCGCTGGGGTGTTCGCGTGCCCTAAGTTTTTCACGTACTCCTTGAAAACACTCACCCAATGCTGCCTCAGTAATGTCCTCCTCCTCAATTTCCTCAACCTCACGCCATAAGCTTCCCCCTGGAACCCTGTCGTCTCGTTTATCCAATTTGACAGAGCGAGGTTTGCAGCTTGATCTACCATGGCTTGCTTCCCGGAAGTTACTTTGAAGTTTTCTGCGTTCACTGGCAGACCTAAATTTATTATCCAGAACCTTTTCAGGAATGTCTCTTTCATCAATACTTCCTGTGCTTGACCTAACCCTGCATAAATTTTCCTCAGTTTCACTAGACCCTTCTCCGACACTATAATCTCGAAAGAAAGAAGGGCCTCTTTTTCTCCAAGGCATGATAAGACTTCTCTTACCCCTTTCAGATTCAAAGCCAAAGCTTCTCTCAGCATCAGATATTCTTCCAGCCTCTCTTGCGACACACATCTCTGACAGCACTGACTCCTCATCTTCCTCTGATATGGTCTTAGTGCAATGTACTTCCTGATAGATACTTCCAATGGAACCCTTTCTTCCTGGAACTCCCATTCTGTGATAGCAATTGAAGACATTAGACATGCGATATATTGCCCCAATCTCAATAGCAAATGGGTAGGAACCACCACGGTAATTAACATTGTCAAAGATGATGAACACTTCACAGGCCCTGTCAAGTAACTCATCATGAATGTCAAAGACTGCATTTGGTACGAGCACGAAGTGGGCTGGTCCTTTGGATATATCAAACTCAAAGGCTTTGATAATTCCACCTCCTCCACTTCTTCTACCGTCAACCAACAAACATCTTCCTCTTGACATCTCACGTTCATAATAACCAAGCTTGTGGATACTGATGATAATTGCTCCAATATTGACTTTTGAATACTTCTTCTTGTTTCTCTCCTCATCAATAACATTTGGGTCAATAATAGGTATTCCTTTAATAATCCTGGACTCCCCATTAATTGATTTAATTGAAATTGAACTTTCTGTTCTCTGAACTGCGTCAACCTTCTCGTTTTTGATGAAACCCCCATCTGAGTACACCTCACTGACCCTGATGCAATCAATGTTTCGTCCTCCATTGTCGAACTTCTGTATGAAGGCCTTTGGATCCACGACTTGCATGAGTGCTTGAAACGTCTATTCTCTCTGTATCTTTCAAGACTCAACCCCTTCAATAAAGACTTATTCTTGTGCACTATTCTAATACAACAATAATGTGCACTAAAATCTTTTTCAGAAAAACATTCGAATAGTCTCTCACCTAAATTGTAGGCATAACTACATTCGATATAATAGCTATCTATTACATCTAGTAGTCTTCCTTTCTCAATAGCAATGAGAAATCGCTCCAGAACAAGTTCAGGTTTTTTAAAAATACCGTATTTAGTTAATCTCCACCCACAGAAAGTGGGTTCTTTAGTGATCACAGCCTTAGCTTTTAAAGTCAATCTCTTAAGTATGTGATCATACTTTCCATCGACTCTGGCTTTTATACCCCTGTTGCAACACATATCATCCCCAGCAAAACATATTGATTCGGTACCATTCAAGTCATATGTCATGAATGTGAAAACCATGTTTGCGAGAGTGTTAAACAGAAAAGTACCAAACTCGCCAGTAAACCTCATTACAGCCAGATTCCCCAATCTGCACCCCAAATTAAACTTGAGGTCTAAGTAATCATCAAGTAAACTTTGATCCCAACCAAGATACTTGAGCAATTCATATTCAAAAGCCAATATCAAGCAATCTTGGGATGAATCAAAAGCTTCATAATCACTTTCTAAGCAATAAGAATCAAAATTATTTGCTACTACCCAATCATTTAACACATCAAAATTCTTCTTTTGATGTATGTAGAAGTTCTTTCCAAGACCTTCACTTATTTTCTTTTCAACATATCTTGTTGGGGCAGCAAATCTATTTAGTATAATATGACTGAAACATGCCAAAGTTTGTCCAGCTTTGGCATCAGAGAACCTTTTCTCAAATTTAGTACACAATTGTGTCTTCATGAATAAAAAAATCTCATTGAGCTTCCAATCAGGTTCTGATCTGGAGCTATGAGAAGCTATTGTGTTCGCTGTCTTTGACACCTTTTTAAGCACATACTCATTATAGCTTCTGGCCATCATCTCGCTGTTTAATTTATTGTCTATCTTTATTTTATCCAAAAAGATGTCCAACATCTCATTACCCAGATGTCTAACCTTTTCAAATCTTTCTCTTTCAACTGATGGACTAGAGAATTTTAATCTTTTTTTAACAGCTGCTAAAAAGGTCAATGAATCACTATTTTGGTGTTTTGGAAATATGCTCTGAAACCTTTCACTTTGACTCAAGTAGTGGCCTGGTTCACCAGTTTTCCAAAAGTCAGGAAATTGTTCACTCATGCAGCCGTCACCCTTAAATTCTCTTTCACCCCTTTCTTTTAACATACTAGACACATAGCTGACATGACCCTGTATTGATTCTATTGGTAAATGTATTTTTGGTACTGGGCTCTCACATATTATATCATGATATTCTTGTTCGATTGACAACCCCTCATCTAAAGATGGTATTATGGATTTTAAAAAAGGGTCGCCCATTAGCTTCATTTCCACGTCCTCATTGCTCATTCCAAGTCTACACACTTTAATTATTTTAATTTCCTTGTCTTTCCCACCTGGTGTTCGATGTATTTCGAACGGACTTCCTAATATCATGGCATTTACAGGAGTGCCCTTTACTCTATTGATAAAATCATCAACGGTATCAAAACCATTGAGAGCAAAGTGTACTCCTTTTCTTGCTCTAGTCATAGCTACGTTCCACATATTTATTGAGCAATTGACAGCAGGGGGAGACAGGACTATGATTATTTCATCAAATGTTAGACCTTGTGATTCACCAAAAGTTTTGGCATCTAATTCTTTAAATCTAACTTGCTCATCTCTAGAAGCCACAAGCAACTGTGCTTCTGGTATTGTTTTTTTTGCGCTAAAGACGTTTGAAAATCGCCTGGATATTATATTTTCATCTTCTCCGAGCATTTCTACACCAGGCTTGTAAAAATGCATCTTATTCAGTCTATGACTGTAATTCAAATAAAGTATTTCTTCATTCATCATAATGAAATCTATTTCATCAGGTTGTGATAATGATCTAAAGTCACTTTCATTATAATATCTACCCTGTAGATGATCACCCAACAGTACTAGTCTACTGGATTGATTCTCCACATACTTAGAATAATTTCTCTTTGATAATCTTATATTATGGGATATTTTATTTACTCTAAAAGCAGTTACCAAAGATAACAAAGATATATACCCAGGTGGCAACAACCCTATTTCATCCACCACCACCAATTCATCTTCATAATATGATAAGGTTAGTGCCTTTTCATAAGTACTAAACCTTATTTTTTTATTTGCTACACTTATTTTCTTTTCCCAATCCTTGAGTAGCTCTACTCTTGGACTCACCACAGTGACACAGCCATCCATGTTATAATTTGTATTTATGTAATTCTGTATTTCTCTACTCTTTCCTGACCCAGCAAAACCAAAAAAACCATAAATTGGCTCTGATCTTCCAGTCAGTTTTCTTTTTTCATTTATCTCATCTTCAAAAAAGAAATTCATCATTTCTATTACTCTATTCTTATCTTTTTTTTTTTCAGACTCATCATTTTTTTTTTTAATCATATTAAAAAAAACTCCAGATGTTCCTTTTGACAAGCTATCATAGAGTTTCTTTGATCTTTTATAGTCAAAAACGTTCTTGATAATTGAACTAACGCCAGTGACATCCAAGAAATCCTTATTATCATCTAGAAGCCAGTCACTTATGCTCTCTGTCTTCACTAGCTTGCAATGTCTTTCGGTTAAAATTAGAGTGTTGTCATTATCATTTTCATAAATAAGTCTAGTGCCAGATTGATTTATTATGTTTACTTTAATATTTAGAAAATTGCATAATTCAATAAGTTCTTTTTGAAGGAGCCCATTATCTTTGAGTAGAAGATCCATAAATTTTGTTTCAGTTATGTAATTCACCAGTGCTACATGATCTATTTTTTTAATCTCCATAATGCAATCAAAGCAGCATTTATTAGCCAGATTTCTAAAGGTCTTTTCATCCATTGGGTTTGATGAACTTAACCTATTAATAGGTGTTATCTCAGTAATTTCTTCTAATTCACTAACTTGGCTAGAAGGCATCTCGTATTCCACACCGCCAATGTAATACTTAATCACCTTGTTTAATCTATCTCTTTTGTGCTTCTCCATCGTTGAAAATGGGTCATCCACATGTTTAATATTTGATATCAGCTTTGATTTGTTATACACGCCAGTTCTTAACATTATCAAGCACTCATTCATTCTCATTGTTTTTTTTTTAAAAAAACTCACGCCTTTGTTAAAACCTTTGAAAATTGAGTCATCTGGTAATTCTTCCTCCAATATTGCATCATACTCATCAAATATTGTTTTACATCTACTTATACTTTCTCTTTTTGCATTCTCAAATCTTTTTTCATCATTCAAGAACCAGAATCTGTTCTCTATCCTCATTTTCTCCATATGATTATTGCCAAATAATTTAATGTTGGCCTCATAGCTAATGCAATCATGTGCACTTCTCATCAAATGTCTTGAATCTGGACCATGCAATTCCATTTTGCCACTTGTGGTTCTTATGCTGTAGTAGCCAGAAGTATCATAATCATAAATATATTCCCCTCTAAAGCTGCTCCTGATTATTTTGTCAATATTGTCTCTTTGTAGGTAATCACAAGAATTCAAGAAATACTCTTTAATCTCTTTAATGCAGTCAACTTTTGAATAAGGGTAGAAATCCTCAGTTTCAACCACTATTGATAGAGTTTTCATGTTCATTAATAAATCCAAATTCTGCTTAGCCTTAAAATGACTCCTAAACATAGCTGAGTGAAGGGCATCAGGTAAACAATCCTTAAGGCCGCATATAAACCATTCTACCCAACCATTTTCCCATATACTTTTATAGCCATTTTTAAGTAGAGTGTCCACCAAACCATCTACAAAAATCATCTCTTCAAGAGAGAATTCATCCTCACTGAGCATTCTCAGTTTTGCTATTGCTGACTCCTTATCTGGCTTCTTCAGTGATTTGATATAACTGACTATTTTGATCATAAAATTGTTCCTCAACAGTAACTTCATTTTCTTAATTAGATTATTTTTGGCATATTTTACTGGCAGATCTAAAATGTTGAAATCATCAAAAAACCTCCGTGACTCTGAAGCTAGAGAGCCTCTAGATATGTAAATCAAGTGAAAGGGTCCTATTGTTCTTAAGAGCGTAACACTATATACCTCTCCGTCACTATAGAACCGTCTCATTTTTAACCACCAGCCAGCAGTCTTTGGTTGCTCATAACCTTCACTTCTGTTTCCATCAGGAAAGAAGAATATATTATTATCGCTAACTTCAAACTCATATAAGAAAGGTAGATGTGAACAGTCCTTCCCTACATCAATTTCTGTTGGATGAATAACAGTTGCCAATATTGATTCTGCTTTTGTTCTACTCAAGAAATTGCTCAAATCATTTGGTGACCAATAATGGCATTCATCATGTATATAAAATGAAGCCCTAGGTCCTATTTGATCACCTATTTTGTCAAAAGACTTATAAATTATCTCTCTCCCGCTACTATCCGAATACCTAAGCCTATCCTTTGTGTGGTAGTACCTATTAAATGAGCATATCTTCTCACATGCCACTTTGTTATTTTTTTTTTCAAAGTGTATTTTTTTAATAGCATTTAGCTTCCCCTCCCTTAGAGATATGAAAGCTATGGTTTGTTGCTTGCTCACATGCTTTGCATAGCTACCTATTTCCTTATACAATAACCAATTTTCAATGGTCTTGCAAGCAGGATGTGAGTGATGTCTCCAAGAGTATGGTGACAAATATAACCCTTTGTCCACTAAAAATTTTTTTTGCTCCTTTGAAAGGTTATAGTTCAGATATGATCCATAGCAGTCCTCATCAGACTGTATTAAGTCTACCTGTTTCACTGCTATATTATCAGTTAATCTAGCTGGTAATTGATTTATTAAGTACTCGGTCGGCGTACGGTACGATAGGGCCATCTATTGTACGGGACGCCGGATAAGAGGCAAGATCGGAA